ACCCTCTGGAATTCTCCGGAGTTGTGCGGTACGAAGAAGTCACGGTTCAGGCGCTTGGCGATCAGTTCCGGGCCATCCTTCTTGATATACGGTTCGGGGAAGAATGCCCTCTGGATCCCGTCTTCTCGCGGTGTCCGCATTTCCCTCACGACTTTCTTGGCGCGGGACTCGGTAAGATGCGGGAAGAATGACAGAACCATAGGCGCTAGATCTTCCTCGGTCTGCTCCGGACTTGAAAAGGCTTCCTGAAATTCCTGTGCCGCGTTCTCGATAATGACGCGGGCTTCGTCTTCCGTAACGTCGGCTTCTTCCGGAGCGAAGATCTCTAGCTGCAGCTCGATATAGAGTTGCCGCAATTCATCCAGCGTCAGCTCCTTCATTCTCAAGCCGCGTTCACGTCTCCACTGGTTGCTCATCATCCCCACACCTGGAGAGTCACCCATGACGTAGTTGGCCAGCTTGATCAGTTCGCGCACATAGTCAAAACCCAGTTCATTCGTCAGCAGGTACCGGCGCAGGATTTCCAGCTTGCCCGCCTTGACGCGATCCGTTCCCTCGATACCCTTGATGCCGATAGTCGCTCTCAGGCTGGCGAGAACGACAAGCATCACCTTTTCATTCGTCACCATGTCGGCATATCGCACACGCTGATCACAGGCACCTTCAAAGGGCATGACCGGTTCGCCGTTATTGGATATCTCATGCTTCCTGCCATCGGCGCTCTGGTTGTCCCAAATACAGAAGCGCGTGTTCTGCGCTTCTAGTCGCTGATTCCAAAGTTGCTTTTGATCGTCGCCGGCGATTTCCTCAATTTCTTCCTTAATCTCCATCATCAGCGCTTCACTGACCGGCACGTTGCCGCCAAGCCCATCCACTCGTTGAATGTCTGCGCGTTTCATGTTAGCTCCCCACCGTGTAAACTGCCCGCTTGCGCTGGCCTTGGCCTTCCTGCCAAGTGTCCTCAAGATCCTGTAGGATCCCAGCCGCAAGCCCGAATGCGTTTCTACGCCCCTCGTCCTCGGTCTTTTCTTCCGCTGCTACGCGATGCACAACATACTCTTGAAACAGTAGGGGAAACGGTACCGGCTCCCAATCGTCAGTTTGGGTATATGGTTCCTGATTCGTGTTCGATTGCAGCGCAATGAACGTCTCCCCTACTGTTGTAGATCCGCTAACATCCTGATAGATCAAATCGCCTACGCCGTACTCAACGGAAGAACTCCATTCGGTCCACGAAAATTGCGGGTACGGCGGTCTGAATTTTACCCACGGCTTGACTGGCGATACCGTGGGCCTCACATAGATGGAGTCGCCTTCAAGATAGACGTTCTTGAGTGGTCCCGTGTCGGGGTATGCTCGCGGATCCCTGTCATACAAATGCTTTTGCACGTCCAGCATTCCTATTTCCTGGTCTTCCCATGCCTGCCGCAAGTCAATCGTTCTCAAGAATTCGGTACCGACTTCGCTCCAGTATGTCGTTTGGGTTTCGGGGTTCTTGCCGGTGTTCGGAGTAAGCAGACTGATGTAGTAGCGCTCGTCCTCGTTTGAATCCTCGAACAACACTTCATCGCCAACAGCGTAGGCGTCGGTAGTGTCCCACGTCTGCCTGAACTGGCGCTGCTCGACCTTCATCACCTCTGGCCAGTACGCTCGTTCCCAGCACTTTTGAATGGCCAAGTTCACAAGGTCCGCGACTGTCACGCGGTCCCCAGCCGCAAGCGTTCCCGCCGTGGCGCTATAGCCGCGCTTGGCGATGATGCGGTGGAATGTTTTACGACAGGTAGTTTCTCTCACGCGGCTCCGTCCCTGATCGTGGTTTTGGTGCCGTCGCCGTGGTAAATGGTTTTCTCTGAAATTATGCCCAGCCGGTTCTTCATCGCTCCGACTGCAGGGATGCAGATATCTTGATGGGGTTTAATCTCCGGATACAGGCGCTCCATGTCCTTCCAGTAGCCTTCCCCTTCCTCACTCATAATCTCCGGACCCTCGGTGTTGATCGCGTTCTTGAGTGCCGGCTGGGGGATCCCTCGTTCATGTCTGCCGGTTGCGCCAAACCTTCCGGATCCACTTTTAGAGCGATGCTTGGCGTATCGCTGCGCGAGATCACGCGACTCTGCCAGTTGCGAGTCTGACACCTGGGCGCGGGAAAGCAGTTCCTGTCTCACTTCTTCGTAATCAACCATAAGAGAAAGGTCAGCACCGGTAGCTTCGCTCCTGGTGCTGACCTCCTTCCGTTTTATCCCGCCAACGAGCGGGGATAAGATACGATTATCGAACGTCCCAAACGCGGAAGTATGCGCGAAGTTTTCCGGATGTATTGTCCGTCGCCGCTTCATTCGCGCTCTGTGTCAGCGCAAAATCAATCGTGTCGTCAGCCGTATAGACCTTCATTCCGGATGCAGCGAGCTTTAGAAACACCTCCGTCCCATCACTGGCAAGTTCCATGCTCTCCAGAAACAGATCAGCGTCGGTACCGTCTCCAATCGTCAGCGTCAAGCTGCCGGTGAAGTTTGTATTCGCGGTATCGAACGCGGTATTCAGGACAACGCCGACAAGCTCAATACCCATCTTCGCTTTGATGGCGAAGTCCGTCAGCGTCTGCACCGTGGCATTGGTCGTAGTCGCCGTCAGATCTTCATACGTGTATTCAACGAGCCAATTCGCACCCTTCTCCGCCTGCTCAGAAACGCCGAGCTGGTAAATTCCTGCAGCATGGACCGGCACCGCCAGCACCCATGACAGCAGAGCCGCCATAATTATGAATGTCGTTCTGTTTCTCATCGTCTTTCTCCTACTGGTTTACTTTTCCTCGACCTAACAAACAAACGAAGCACCGACTGGAGACGGGATTGCATCAGGGGGTTGACGCTTCCTCCAGCCGGTACTGTCGTAAGACTCTACGAGCTTATCTGGATATCTCCCTGCCCCAACGGATTCAGACACTTCAGGATGTAGACAGCATCGTGGAAGCCACGCGGACCGCCACCCTTGTCTTCCTGCTCGAAGTGAGTAGGAGCCTGCATGTATGCCAGCTCCCACATGTTACGGTCAATGAGCGCACCGGACCTGGTTGTGCTCGCGGAATTCGCTCCGTCGGAGCTGCCGCAAAGCAGATACCAGCTCAACAGGTTCCGCACCACTCCCGCGTCAAAGCGGAAGAAGTCAACAATCTGAATGAACTCCTTTTCAGAAGCGTCCAGATTGTAGCGCTGGATGGCGGTTTCGCCTGAAACGTCCGTGTCATGCTGTCCCCACTTGCTCATGCGGGTCTTCAGCTTGATACCACAGATGTTCTCCACGTCTACAGGAGCCTTCTTCTCCGTCGCCATGCTTTCCAGCAGGGCTTCCATCGAAGCAGGCGTGAACGTGGCCAGCGTACCGGTGTAGTGGCTCGATGTTGCAGGGCGCAGGTTCGCAGGGACCGGCTTTTCGGTCTGTGCGGTGCTCTGCAACCATGAGAAGACGGCGCGACTCTGGTACGGGTCTGCCGGAGCTGCTTCGCCCTGCGTATCCATGTTGCTCAAGAACTGCCGTTCCATCTGCTGTGCAAGGATAATTGCATCGTCCGCCATCTGCTTCGCCATTTCCGAACGCTTGACGCCCGCCGTGCGGGTCAAGTTTGCGAGCTTCGTTGCCTGCCAGCCTTCCGTGCGCTGGAGCATGATGTACCCTTCCATCTTCTCGCGGGTCGTGTGGCTGTACGTGGTCTGGTCCGTACCGTCCATCGTTCCCCCGAATCCGCGTGTGGGGTACTTCTGCCCTGGCCATTCACTGAGCGACTGAACGGGCTTGTCAGAACGCTTGATCATCCGACCAAAGGGAACCGTAACGGATTCCGCGATGAAGATAAGATCTCCGACTTCCTGGAACTTCAGGACCTGGTTTCTCTCAAATAATGCTGCCATGATTTCCTACTTTCGTTTTTATGAACTACACATCATGGCATTGCTTCCGTCAAATCGTCGTTTCGTATGCCGCAGCTAAAGATTCTCGCGTGACGCCCTTCTCTCGGACTTCCTTCTGGTTGAGTACAGTGGATGTTGACTTCCTGGATCCTGCCGGAGCTTGACGAGAGCTGCTACCACGTCCGGGAACATTCGCCGGTTTCGGGGTTGAGCTTTTCTTCTTCGCCTTCTTCGACTTGTCTCCCGCAGGTGCTTCTTGCTCGCCCAGTCGCACCTTGCGACCTACGCGCATGTCTTCAAACATCTGCTTCTTACGTTCGTCCAGTAGTCTCTCAGCCTTCGCGCTGACGGGTCGAAGATTCTTGCTGACGGTGCCAAGCCTTTTCGTGGCCTGCTCTGGTGTCACGTTCTCGGTATCCGCTCCGCGACCTGTCGCAACATGCTCGACGCCCGCTTCCTGGATCTGTTCATAAAACGCTTCATCATTCAGGAGCTGATCATACTGGTTCAACGTGGAAATCTCTCCATCCGATAAATAATCCGGATGAATGCCAAGCCTCATTGCGCCTGCCGCATGACCGTCCTTCACCTTCTCCAGCTCAGTAACCTTCGCTTCCGAAGCCTCCAGCTTTTCCTCTGCGCCTTTTGCCCTTGCAGTCAGTTGGCCGATTTTCTTAACGACCTTCTTCTGTTCTTTGGGGTCCAGCTTGTCGGATTCGTCCGTATCCGTTTCTGTGTCTCCAGAACCGTCCTCATCGTCGTCGTCGCCGGCTGGTTCGCCGTCTTCGTCGTCGGTGCCTTCGGCCTGATCCGTTTCTGTGTCTTCGCCGGTGTCGTCCTCTGCAGCGTCTTCTTCTCCTGCTGCATCATCCTCAACCGCTGAATCAGTATCGTACTGACCCAGTAGCGACGTTCTCGCGTCTTCTTGTGGCATAATAACCTCCCGCATTTTAGAGTCTTGCGTGGGACTATCCCGATCATTTCACCCTGATCGTGTGGGTTGGCAGCAATGCCATTACTAAAACACCGGTATATCGCCAGCCTTCCGGATCCGTCAACCCGTCTTGAGGAATTCGACCTTACTCTGTCCAACTCTGTCCAACTTACGTCACCTTACGGCACGAAAAAGCCGGTGCCTGATTGCTCAGACACCGGCTTCCGCTAGTCTCCGGAAAAGACAATCTTTTCCGCCTACTGACGTTTATGCCGCTGGTTCTGCCGGAATTTCTCCGCTCAATTTTGCCTTGTTGCCATCTACAACGTACTGATCAATTCTCTCCTGGAGTTCACGCGCACACGCCAAGTATCCGCCGTGCCAATGCGTCTCGCTGTCGGAAAGTTTACTTCCCCGCAAAAAGTCAATGGCTGCTTCTTCGCGCTGCACCGTCATAAACTCTACCGCCTTCAACATAGGGTTGTCCTGCTCCACTGCGAATGCCTCAAGGTTCTTGGCGTGTGTTGCGTCCAGATAGGTTTTGCGTCTCCTGAATCGCGTTCTCAATTTCTCAAACATCACTGCTTACCGTCCTTCCTTCTAGCTCGAATACAACAACGACTTCTTCACGAAGAAACCGCGCCCACTTGTTTCCTGGGAAGCGATGCACTTCCAGCCGGTTCGACTCGATGGCTGTACGAAGCGCCCCCCTTGTGATTCCGGAATTACTTTTCAAGATCTCTCCCCGCGTCAGGTAGACTTTATCAGGAAGGGTCATTTATCGGCCCGCCTTCCAGTCTCGTCATTTGCACTTCGTACTCCAGCATTACAGTCTTCAGCAGCGTATCAAACATTTCTCGATCACCTATTCCCCTTCCGATGATCTCTACAATCTTCGCTGAATAAATTTCCGCAATGTCCTCCCGCACTTGGATTTTATCTTGTATCACCGCAATCATAACCACACAGCCTTTCCTCTACCTTTTGGCTGACCACCCAACATCGTCCCCACCTTCCCGCTTCCGCGCCGGCGCGACGAGTTTGCCCCGCGTCCGTAATAGAATCCACTGCGAGAATGGGCGTGAACCTCATCACTGCCTACGTCTTCACACTCGCTGGTCTTGTAGTACCGGAGATTGTCAATCGGATCCTTGCAAGCGCCCCTGTCGCCGTCCACGTTCATCCAGTTCTCGACGGCATAGACCGTGTTCACGCATTCCCGACTAAGAAGCATTCCTGGAGAGTTGATGAAGCTCAAGTCTTCATCCTGTTCGTAATCCAAGGCGGAGTTGATTGCACTCACGCCATCAGTCACGCTCGATCCTGGAGCCAGTATAAACATCAGCCCTATGTCTTCCAGATCCTCAAAGAGCGTTACGGGCCTGTCGTTCTCAACTCGCGGTGTATTCGCGGCTCTGGAGTCCACGATTCGCGTGTCCTGGGCTTCTTCCGCGCCGTCGCGTTCGTCCCAGTCGTGGATATCGTCTTGCTCTGGATATAGCCTGCCATCCAGCACTTCCTTCATCGCGGTATCCGCGTCAGGTCCACCGGCCTCACGCAGCCACTTCAGGAAGCATTCCCAGCGCTCCAACCTGGCGATCTCAAACTTGTAGCGAAGCAGCCCGAACCCGAACGTGAACTGGCCCATGCCCCTGTCCCCGTCGTTCCTGCCTTCCTTCTTGCCCGATGGCACCGCCCACGGATCCGGAACGCCTACATTCGGGATCTCGTATGCGCTCGGCCATTCTCGATAGACATAATCCTTTCCAGACCGCGCCCGCACCCACGTCATAAAGAAATTTCGATCACTCGCCGGATCCATGATCATAAAGTTGGTACCTTCTTCCGGGATGGCCTCTGGCTCTATTACATGCACGTCGGCCTTAAACTTGGTGAAGATGTTACTGATACTCCGTTCCGCTTTCCCGTAGACGCGGATCCGGCGTTCCTCCAGTCCCTTTGACCTCGCCTCCAGCACAACTTCCTTCGGGTTTCCGTAGGGGTTGTCTCCGCAATGGAAGAAGATGATTCCGATTCTTGGATTGATTCCGCGCATGACACGCGGCATCTGTTCAAACCTTCGACCTTCCGGTACCGGCATCATCGAATTCCCGAAACCGTAGGGGCGCTCTACTTCGCGGTCCGGATCCCCTTCCCCGCTTCCCTCCAGCCATGCTAGACAATCCTCTGGCCTCGACTGCGGCACCCAAGGTGGACGCTTCTCCTTGTCCGCCGCGATCAGCTCGTCAAAGTCTTCCTGGCTCAATCCAATCGCCCGCGCAAGATCCTGTTCGCCGCCATCGTTCGGAAGAACGAATGCCGGTGAATGCCTCACCGTCTTAGCACCATCCAGCGCGATCTTGACCGTAGGTGTGTATCCGTTGACGGGAGTAAAGCCGACAATCACGACCCCGCCGCGAGTCGTCACGCGGTAAAGCATTGTTGTTATCCAGTCAGGCGGTACCAGCTCGTCAGGTAGCATCAGGTTATCTTCGCGGCCTTCAAGCGCCGTGTCACGATCCTGAGAGTAGTTCAGGAAGTTGCATTCACTTCCCAATCGGTTGATGAATGCGCTGTCGCTGAATCCGGTCTTCTGTTTGTACTTCACATAATCCGTGACGTTCGCCCTCTGGTGCTGATCCTCTGGCGGCATGTACTTCCAGAACAGCGGCTGCTGATCCCGAATGCTGCGCGGGTTGCTCATGTGATAGGCGGAGACGTGCGCTTTCGGAATGTGGTTCAAGACGATCTGTCCGCGCTTGGCGCTGTATTCACTTTTGCCGGATCTATTGCCACCCAGTATGTAGAGCATCCGGACCGGCTCATCAAACTGAAGATACTCCCGCATCTTGACCTTGTAGGTGTCCCAGTCGTATCCGAATCGGGCGTCTATGTGTCGAAGGAAGTATTGATCCAGACACACCGGACAATCCCACATAGCATCAGCAACCTTCCAGATCTGCGGCTCCCATCCCAAGCGGTAAGGATCCTTCTTCTCTGCAGCAATGATCCTGTTACGATCATTGTGCATCGCTGCCAGCGCCTCGCCTTCCGTGCAGTCGCTGTCTTCAGCGTAGGCAACAACCGAATCATAATCAGGCGGTACAAGAATAGGATGTGAGTCAACTGGCATGGTATAGCTCCTTCATACAGACTTCGATCCACTCCGCTGCGACTTCTGGCACAATCGCGTTGCCCGCTCCCCGCAAGAGGCCCACCCTTCCGGATACCCCATTAGCCAGAGGGAAAAGCGATGGTTCAATTTGGTTTCCACCAAGCAGGGGATTCGGAACAATTCTGCAGTGGCCTGCAGATCCCCGCCCCCGCTCCGTCTCCTTCCCAGCTCCTGCTTGCGCTCCGCGCTCTCTGCTCCGCCCGTTGGCGTTCTCGCTGTCGGGTATCCGGCGAGAGGGAATGCGTCTCCACTTTCGATCAAGGCAAGGCCAGAAGACGGATCTGCTCCAGTCAACTGAGCCACGGTATCTAAGGTGTCGTTGCTGATCTTGTTGTTGCGGATCCGTCCCCCGTAATATCCGCCCTTCGCATCCCTGCTGGTTGCCGTTGGCCATCCAGAACAATCTTTGCCTGACCTGGGGACTTCCGACGCCTGCAGCGCACAAATCGGCGGCCCCAACCGCATATCCCATCCCTTCCAAGTCAGCACGTACTCCGGCGAGCCAGTCACGTCCCAAGTCGCTCGCAACCTGTTCGCCAAAGATGTTTGTAAATCTTCGCTGGGCGACGAGCCACCGAAAAGCGGGCCATAGGTGGCGTCGGTCTGCCACTCCTTTACCTTCTCCGGCAATACTGAATGGGCCACAAGGACAGGATCCCGTAGCGCAGGGCCAATCATCCTTCCATCCAGCCAGTCTAAGTGCGTAAGACCATCCTCCAATGCCTGCGAAAAAGTGACATTGCCCGTATCCTCTGAGGTCGTCTGGTTTAACATCTTCAATACTCCTGTCGTCTACATCACCTGGCGCAATCAACCCGTCTCTGATCAAAACTTTCAGCCACCTGACAGCGAACGGATCGTTCTCGTTGTAGTACGATCTCATTGTTTCTCATAGTCCTCGAAGTCAATCTTCTCGTCGGTGATTTGGGTGAAGTCGTCGTTGCAGTCTTCCAGCATGAAGTAGTGCGGACGCATCAGCAACGGCTGTTTGCCCGTCTCTCCGTTCTTATGCTTCATCACATTCAGCCATGTCGGGCGCTCCGTCTTCGTCTTCCCTGGCTGACCGGTTTCAGGGTCTTCCCACTCCTTCACTTTCCTCCGATCAGCGTAGATGAATACAACCTTACTGGCATCTTGTTCAAGGCTCCCTGAATCCCGCAGATCATCCAACTCAGGTTCCCGATCTTCGTCTGATTTTCCACCTGGATTATACACGCGCTTGAGTTGACTTAAAACGAGAACAGGGATCCCCAGCTCAAACGAAAGCGCCTTGAGCGTTTTACTCACGTAGCTGACTCTCGCGTTCGCGTCCCACTGGTTCCGACCCATGACGCTTGCCTCTATCAACTGGATAAAGTCGATGGTCAGTAGCTTCATATCGTGCTTGGCCTTCCACTGTCTCGCCAGTCCGCAGATTGCCCGAAGCTCACGCTCACCATCTTCGATCACCATTGGCATTTCAGTAATCATGTCACGCGCCCGCTTCACCGCTTCAATCTGACTCCCGCCCGCGTGTCCGTATTTCAGCTTGGGAAGGCTCACGCCGGCAGACCGGCACAGTCCGCGCTCCAGTAATTCCTGTGCGGTGCTGTCCAGCGTGATACGCCCGACAAAATCACCCTTACTTGCAATGAAGTACGATAGTTGATCTTCAACGGTAGTCTTTCCCTGACTGGGCCTACCCGCAAGGATCGTGATACCGACCTCCAGCCCACACATCAGGAGCGTTACATTCTCCCAAGGTAGCGGAAGACCTATAGCCATCCCCTCTCCCGCCGTGGCCTTCTCCCAGCGCTCGATGCTGCTGTCCATGTGCTCACCGTTAGTGCGCTCCTGTTTACGCTCCTTAATCATGCCGGTGAATCGCTCTGGAAGACTCAACGCAAGGGCTTCCCCTTCCTCACACTCATAGCATTCCTGTTCGGTTTCCCGACACTGATCAATCACGTTCCGAAGCGCCCACTTCTGGCGAACGATATCCAGATAATGCTCTCCGTTCGCTGCCGTAACGCAGGCATCGCACAGTCGGTCTACGGTTGAGTATCCGCCGACGAGTTCAAGTTTTCCATTATCCATAAGCCACTGATTGACCGTGAGAATGTCTACAGGATTCTTGCGCTCAGTCAGGCTCTCCATCGCTTCCCATACAATCCGGTGCGCGGGAACGTAGAATGCTGTTTCCGTCAGTCCGCTCCGTATTGCAATCGGCATCAGCCGCAGTGAATCCATGATGATTGCACCCAGCCCGCCCTGCTCCGCTTCTTCGCTGTATGGTGGAACTCTACTCTCCATCTTCTTTCCCCTTCGCTTTGATTTCCCTGATCATTTCCCGTTTCGTATCTCTCGCCTGCTCGAAACCTGGACCGAGAGAAATTGGTGCGTAACCCTGCTTGCCCTGATCCAGAAGAATCTTATTCTGATCCAGCATCGGGCCAAGCTGCATGACGGACAGATACCCGCCTTCGTCAGCCACCACGCACCATACTTCGGTCCAGTTCATTCGGTCCCCTGACTGCTCACGCCATCACTGCGATGGCGCGAGCAGAATTTTATCCGGAAATGAATTTATCCCACGTACCCTTTGACGGGGTGTGGTTGAGCTTGGATCGTTCCAAGTGAATCTTACACATACCAACAACCTTACCTGCCAGATTGCCAACTTCATGCGCTTGAGCGCACCGTTTGACATCCTCCTGAACGTCCGATATTGACTGTAGCACCTGCTCCCGTAATTCACCCAATGTCTTTGCTTTCATCTAGCTTCCTTTCTAGTTGTATTCTCGCCCGTTCCAGATCCACCAACTCTTGAGGAACATCAGCAGCCCGAAGCGTTGTGCCTCCGGTGTTACAAATGCGACGGCGAACATATCCGTCAGTCAGTTTCTCTTTGTGTTCACGTTTCCGCCTCAGACTGTCAGCAGCCTTTCGGGGATTATCTTTTCTCCAATACGTGCGCGAAAATTCCCGCGCACGTTCCGGATGCTGTTTCCTCCAGTTTCTTGCCGCGACTGTTATCTTATCTCTGTTCTTCTCCCCATACGCCCGCGCTCTCGCAAGGCGCAACTCATACTCAGGTCCGCCATCAGCTTTCAACTCACGGTACTTCTCAGCACCACGTTTTCTATTCTTTTCGTTGAACTGTCCTCCGTATCCTGGGTTCTCACTCCACCACCGTTTCATGTAGTCCGGATTTCGCGCTCTCCATTTCCGGTTGTACTCGTTACGCTTGCGCTTTTCAGAGCAAGACATTTCAGAAACTGGTTTACTCGGCATTCTTCTTCTCCGTGAATTCCTCATTATTGACCTTCCACGCCTGCGCCATACATCCCGATCTTGTCGGCCTCTTGTCGGTTGCTGTTATTGCCTGTTCGAGCTTCAAGTCCGAGAATCTTGCGCTGCAGGTTTGGTGCTTCATTTGTAAGGCTATTTCAACTTCCTCGCACGTTGCATCCGGAATCGAACCAAGGTATCTGAGGATCTTCAAACTATCCATTCCCTTGCGTGTCACTTTATTTGCGGCAACGGAATTTTCATTTCCACCGTGGTTGTTTTCGCAAATGTCCCACAGCTCATATCCTTCTGAACTCATGCTGGCCTTTCGATCAGGACTGTTTTCCGCAATCCACATTCACAGACTGCAATTTGAATCTCTGTATCGCGCCCTCTACGGACCTTGGCCGTAAACATGCGCTGACAGTCAGGACAACGGCTCTCGAACGGCTTTAGCGGCTTGTGGTAGACCCTCTCCACCGTTGTAAAGCGCTCCCCGCACTCACACTCCCTCCGGCGCGTCTGCGTCTTGCTATTGTGTGCAGGACGGCGATGGTCGATCACCTCCGCTTTTCTTTTTCCGCATTTTGGGCAAGGGATCACGCTACGCCCGCCATCTTATTCAAGGCCCTGGCGATCTGCCTTGCCTTCCACGGTGATCCCGTCACGCAGATCCAGCTTTGCCACTGGCCCTTGAATCTCCCTCTGGTGATTCGGCGCTCAATGCTGTAAATCGTGCATAGACCGCCGTGAACTCTGGCTCTGAATAACTTCATTCATCCCCTTTCTTCGGCGGCTTCCAGATCCCGCTTCCACCGCCGTTTTTCTTTTTTTTTTTTGAACCCAACCACTCACTGAAACGATTGTCGAAGAACCAGCCGACGGAGCTGTTGGAAATTGACATATTCATCCATCCCTCGATATCCTGGTGGCTCCCACCGGCCTCCAGCACCTTGATAATGTTGGCCATGTCCATTTCTACAGCTCTTGGCGTCAGCGCCTTCTTGATGGCCTTGCGGTGATCTACCCACGCCTCGTACAGCGCTGGGAAGCCGTTGGAAGAAAGGCTGGAGAAGCGCTTATCCGTCAGACAAGAAGTGAAATGAGAGAGTGGGTCTTTGGTGCTTCTTAAACCCTTTTTAGAAACTACATTCTTTATTCGTGTTCCTCCTTCACCCCCCTCACCTGTACCTTTTCCTGTACCTGCATCTGTACCTTCATCTGTACCTTTTCCTTGCTGAGTGTCATAGCATAGTATTGTGGTAACGCTACTTACAGACTTTTTAACCTGTACCTGCATCTGTACCAGATCCTGTACCTTTTCATGTACCTGTTTTTGCCCTTCCTTCTGTACCTTTACAATTTGCTGCTGCCTGGTGATCAATCCGTCGTTTTCCAGAGAGATCATAAACTTGCGGACCTTGTTCCTCGACCACTGCCAGCGGGCGACGAGTCCAGCGTCAGACCACGCCAGTTGGCCTCTTTCGAGCCACAGGCTACCTTTGTGGAGATTCATAAATCCGGCGGTATGACGAGCCAGCCCGATTAGATCTATCCACGCCTGCCCCTTGGTGAAGGGTTCAGACAACCACCGCTTGTCGCTGGTGAACTCCCGATTCACAGCAAACCAATTCGACTTCACATTACTCCCCCTTTTTGGCGATCAGTACAGGGTCACACACACACACGCGGGCAGAATTGCCCTATTTAGCCGTCTGCTTCGCCGGTGCTTTCGCCCTCGGTCTTAACTTCGCCGGAGCCGTCTTCGGTGTTCTCGCCGTCTTCGGTAACGCCTGGATCCTCAACTTTCGTCGCGTCCGGATCTTCCCTCACTGCTTCGCCCAGCGCCAGTGTGGTGACAAGAGCACCTTTACTGTCGCGTCCCTCACAGACAACCGTATCCACGGCTTCTGTGCGCTCGATATAGATTTTCGTAGCCAATCTAATCATGTCTGCCTGCCTTCCTGTTTCTGTTGTAACGGGTGTGTGTGACCCTTTACTGACCAACTTGGCCCAACTTCGAGAGTGTGTCATTTTTCGTCTTTTCTTATTCTTCCCCGCCATCGAACATCATGGGATCCCTCGCGGTCCTCGGCGCTCTGCCGACGATTTCCCACAAGTCTTCTTGAACATGGGAGCACTCGATCTTCATGTAGATGCTGAATTTCGATGCGTCCCTGACCTGAACACGAAGGACTCCGCCATCACCATCATATTTAGAGGACCTGGGCCGCTTGTCTTCCTCCGTGAAGACGGCGTGGATGATGCGGTTGTTTCTGGTGAGCGCCGTCACCTCCAGAACCTGATCTGGTGGGCCTGTATAGATCACGGCGAGTTGGCTTCCTTCAGGGATCTCCTGCCGGCGCTCCAGCAGCGTCACGTTCATCAGTCTCTGGAGCGTCATACCGCCTTCGGTCTTGGCGCGTTTTTTCGGGATTTTCAGCTTCAGGGCTTTTAGCAGCGCCATGATCCCGTCTTCGCTATA